CCCACTTTAAGGCCAAGGTGGCCCACCATCTATTTAAACCGATAGATCGGTTGGGAAATTACCTCCCAAGAGTGTAGATCGATACCTTGTGGTATTGTCTATCCTTATCCAGCAGCGGTAGGTCGACCGCTGGAGTGAACGAACCATCGTCTAGCTTTGTCATAAGCGTCGGCGTGGTCTCGCGTAGGCGGTGTGTGCCCACATGGGTGGATACCTGTTTTCCAGGTCCTTCCAGTGGACTGCCCCTGCGAACCCTGTAGAAGCCTCGCGGCAACTTCAGGAGGTTCTCGGAAGATTCCTGCTCTAACTCCTTACCAAAAACGCTAGTTCCTGCGTTTCGATAGGTGGTGTAGACAGGTAGTACCCAGTCTGACTCGAGCTGCGGACGGATGTCCTTACGCCCTTTCAGAGTGAAGGTACTAAACAAGGTACCCTCCCAACCGTTTTTCCCAAAACGGTCTTTCCTAGTCATCGGGTGATCCCCGATAAGATGACCATCACCGTACCCGTCAGGGCCGAATTGATGGAGGCTAGGATGGATGTACGCGAGGACCCTTGTGGCGTCCTCGTGCATCCCTCTCCTTTTATAGTAGTTATGGAGAGTAAAGAGGGTCTCGCCCGAAACCCATTTCTTCTGGAAATACGGGCGAACGTCGATTCCCTTGTAGTAGTCCTTACCGCACGACTCCCTGAATGGGCCCGTGCTATATGACTTTTTCTCGTTCGGCAAGAAGCCGACCGCTCTCAGTAATTCGGCGAGCGCCGAAAACCTGTGCGTGGGCACTATGATGTCGTCTCCATAGACAGACACCGTTTCGTGGTCCTCGCACACAGAACGGGCAAGAGCGTAGAATATTACGCTCTCAAGGGGGAAGGTGAACCCGTTCCCCATGCTCGAGAACTTCTCCAGGCGTATCCGCCTGCCCCGGTAAAGCACATGACCTGTGCGTAGCCGTGACAAGAAGGTAAACCAGTCCAGAGGGAGAAGATGCGCCACGAGTTCCGTGGCCTTACAGTCACTGGCGGACTTCTGGTCTGCTGTTGCTAAAGCAGCAGTTAAGGACCCCTCCAGGGCAAGGCGTTGATTCCTTGTCTGGTCCCGGAGATCCAAACCGAACCTTGTAAACCGATCGACCATCAGGTCGCCTACGGCATTCTGCACCAGCCCATTTAAGGGCGGTTCAGTAACCGTGGCTCGATAGGTTTTAAAGTTCTTAGGGACGAACTCGAGTCGACCGTCATGGAGCACGACGGGGACTGAGTACCAGCTCTCTTCCTCTGTATGGCACTGGGCTGACGCCCATGCACTGCAGAGGGCTGGCAGCTCTCCTAAGACGGCTTTCGCCGCCGGGAGTAGCTCTTCGCTACAGGCCACACCGGCACGGAATTTCTCCCGCACTGATGCGACACGCTTTTTTGTAAGCGTGGTGGCACCCTTTCCAAAACGATATCCCAGTTGTTGCCAAGTGGGTACGGGACCTAGCATTCGTGCTACTTTCCGCTGGGCTTTATAAAGGCAAGCCTCAACGCGCGGGGGGAATTGGAACTCCCCGCGAGCATGAAGTCTAAAGATCTCGTTAGTCTCGCGACATAACGTCTCGGCTTCGTTAAACGTCTTCAGAGCTGCTGCTTCTTGGTCTATGCCAAGATTAAGCCCTTCCAATTTCTGGAAGAAACTCACTGCCTGACGGCAGTGGTAGAGCTCAGCCGGTACCCAGCCAGGGTCTCGGAGGTCTAACTCAAACTCACAAAGAGCCTTGAGATCGTCCCTTCTGATGAGGTGACTAATCTGGGCCCCTTGAACTCCGCCTCGAGAGGCGTGTGAGAGGGCGAGTTCCCGGAGCAAATCGATCGATTCTGCTTCAGTGAAACTCTCAGTCCAGCATGCGATTTTGCGCATGATAATACTCCTATAAGGTAGAGGACAAAGAGGAGTGCCGTTGTCGGCACCCGCGCAGGGAGGATCCCTGCTAATTCACCAAACGACCCGGGTCAGGTGACCTGGATCAGTTGGTCGAACAACTCCGGCAGAGGGCCGGCCGCAGATGCGGCGACGGTCGTACTGACGTTGTTCCCGAGGTTGACCGCAATCTGCCGGCTCAACCGTCGGCCCGTCACAATGCTGCGCTCGTGGAAGTAACCCACCATTTCGGTGGTATCCACGTATGCAACCTTGGGCGGGGCCGTGTACCCGGACAAGTTCTGTCCGGAGATCGATTCCATAACCGGAACCTCTACACGATAAGCCACACGAAAGACACCGGACTTGAGCTTGCGCTTAGTCGCAGTGACCCGGATCTGCGCGTAGTCTGGAACGCCGGATAGGCTTTCCTTCCACATCGCCTTGAGCGTGCCGTCGGGCAGGCGCTCAATACCCTCACCAATCAAGGTGTGGGAAACCGGGGTGGCAGCACCGTCGAACACGGTGATATTTGTTTGGGCAGCCATTTAAGGTGCTCCTTTTATTATTGTTGTTACTTGATCCCCGAGCCACCGTGGCCCGAGACGAGTAATGCCACAGCGTTAGCACAGTGTCGCCAAGAGGCGGCTTTCGCTAGCGGCTTCATAGTGGGCATCGGCACTTGCAGGACATAAGAAATCGTCCTGCTGAACAGCACTCTCTTGTAGCACGGACTAGTCCATGCGTACTGGTTGAGTGTGAAGTCTCCCTCTGGCGTGTGGGCAATCCCCACTCGCTTGTCAGAGGTGATAAAGGTACCGGTCAAGCCTTGGGCATGTCCTCGTGCGGTAAGCCAATCACCAATTGGGATAAACCAATCGACGACAAACGACCACGGAGTTAGTTCCCAGGCAACAGACTCTAAAGACGTCAAACCCAATAGTTTCGGGAGTGACGGCTTCTCACGGATTTTCGCGATAAGCGAGCGTCTATGAGTACGGGTACTTTTACCTTCAGCCTCGTAGAGGCCTCCGTACGCCGACCAGTTCGTAAGTCTGGTTAGGCGGCTCTCTTTCCTCACTGACGTTCGAAACGTCATCTGTAAGGGTTCATTCAGATGGTGCGCCAAGAACTGCGCACCCTCCTCCGCGTCTGAGAGAAGCGGCAACCACCCGTAGCTGATTTCCAGCCACCAGGAGGCGAATTGCTTCGGCGTGTAAGCCGAAAGATCCAAGTCCCTCAGGTACTCAGCGCGTTTCCGCGCGAAGTCGGCTTTTGATAGCCGTGACCTCTCTTCACGTGTCAGAGTCTTAAGCCACTCAACTTCGTTCGCCCTGGCAGCTTGGCGCTGCGCAGACCGAATTTGGGAAGAAACGACTTTCGCTCCGGGTAAGCTAGAGAAATCGAAACCTTTCGGGGTTTTCGGAGTCTTAACAAGGGCACTCAATGCCTCGTTTACTCGGCCTTTCTTCAGAAGCTTCAGACCACCCGCTATGCGCGTGGCGGCTGTCGCAATCATGTTCAAGGCCTGGTGACCCTCTCCTAGGAAGACTGACGTATTAAAGTCAGTTCCTTGCATCTTCTCACGAAGACGATTGACCAGTTTAATCTGGTCGTTTGCGTTCAATAGCGTTGCAGGGCCCCACGTGGTGGCGCCGAAGTCACGCATAACCGCTCCTGTTTGAGTATTCAGGTAAGCGGGAACGTAAGGATTGGGCGGACCATATCCTCCGTACGACTTGAACGTGCATCCTATGTCGAGTCGGAACATCTCGTCAAGGGTGTAAGCGTTCTCGGCTAGCCGAGCGCGCTTAGGTTTCCTCTTGGAATCTTTCCAACCGGGATCATAGGGGAGACGACGGGGCTGAGGGTCGCCCAAAGCCATCTCCTCTCGAAGCTTCACAGCTTCTGCGACAACGTGGAATACATCCACTGGCGCTTTTCCGACAGCCGATTCCACTGGTCTAATATAAGACTTCTGGGACTGACGGAGGACCCCATGAGGGTCATAAACAGGATGCGGCTCGGTTATTTTGATTATCGAGTCGGTCCCTGACCAGGTGCGCGTCCAGACCAGCGACACACGGTTGCCCACAGGCGCGCCGTTGCCGTGATCCCAAGAGCCCGTTGTCATGACGGCTCCTGTGGTCCTGCCTTGACGGGGTTACCGGATGGTAAACCCGTGGCAGTATCGATTGGCTGACCCCGCTTGTAGCGCCGGGGCCGCTTATCCTCTGTCTGGGGAACAGTGGCATACCAATCGACATCGTCGAACTGATACTGGTATTCCAACCAGCCGTCCGACTCACGTTCGGCCTTAAGCCGATTTCGGTGAGATCTCCCGATCTCGACCGAGCCCGCTACCCTCACGCCAAGGCGGAGGATTTGATTCAACACCCGGAGGAAAGCCGATAGAATTAACATCGTCTGTCTCCTGAGATGTTGGTAACGGGAAGGCAAGGAATCACCTTGCACCCCAGCCCCGGACATCCTGATGAGGGAAACCCGGCTCAAACTCCTTAAACGCTACTCGGCTTAGAGCACCGTTTCAACGGTGACTCGAAAGCTCTTAGTGAATAAGAAGCGAGAAATGATCCGAATTCTCGTGATCATATCTACTCGTCCGCCTATACCGACTCACGTCGATATAGAAGGGCCTATAGTACTGAACGTACTATAGAGAAGAGGACCCCCTTGG